CTAGATTCTGCCGGTGTCAAGACTGTTGTATTCAATGATAATGAAAAACTTAATTTCGGTACTAGTAGCGATCTTGAAATTTTTCATAATGGAAGTAATAGTATAATTAATGAAAATGGAACTGGTGATTTATTACTTCAAGTTGCTGGCACAACAGCTTTAAAAGTTGCAGATAATAGTATCCAAGGGCATCCTAGCCAAGATCTCCATGCAACTTTTGGGCGCGCGAAAGTTGGTGGTGGATTTGCAGGTGCTACTAACGTTGCAGTATTTTGTCATGAGGATCAGGGTGGCCATATTGATCGTACTGCACTTTACCAAGACTCTGCTGGTAAAACAATATTGAATGCAAGAGCCGGTCAACATGTTTCTATTAGAACAAATAATTTTCCAGTTGCAACATTTGATTCAAATAGTGTTAGCATGTATGAAGATGTCGTTCTCGAGACAGGTGCTACCTCTCCGCCGTCATTATTGTTAAGAAACGATGGTAATGCTTTAAGTGTGATCATTGGTAACACATTAGGTGCAGGCGTATTAGGAATGGGCGACGAAGATGATTTTGTCATGTTACATACGCCCGGATTTAATTATATTTGGGCTCGTAAGCAGACCGACGATATTCAAATAATTACAACTAATAATAATGGTACATCGCAAATAGCAGCTTCATTTGAAGGAGGTGTAACAACTAAGTGCGCACTTCGTGCTAATAATGGCGTAAAGCTTGAAACAGACTCCGCAGGTATTAATGTCACGGGCCAGATTGATATAACAGGAGATATTATATTTGAAGGTGCTACAGCAGACGCACACGAAACAACACTCACTGTTACTGATCCAACAGCTGATCGAACAATTACTTTTCCTGATAACACCGGTAGCGTTCCTGTTAAATTGTATACTGATATTACGACAAGCGGTAATGCGGCTACTAGTTTAACTATTTCTAACTCGGTGCCAAATGCATCAACATCAGCTCAGACACATTTGAGATGGGTAGCTCACGATATTACAGCTTCGAGTGGTCCAAATAGCCCGATATTGACTGTTCAAACAAGTGGTGCATCTGTTACTTGGACCGGAGTATATTATAACTCAACTTTAGGCACTAAAGCATCTGCTAGTACTACTGATCTTTTAACAGGGCTTGGTTCAAATTATTCAATTAGAAGCTTTACGCTAGATATGTACCAAACTGATACTAATGATTGGGTAGTAAACCTTGTGGCTGATGATTTCAACGGACCTTACTTTTTTCAAGGGCATGCAACAAGTTTTGTTCCATACTCGATAACATTTTCGAGCGGATCTGCTAATAATATAACAGGCTTAACAGGGTCGCTTACAGAAGAATTCGGAGTAATTTCCTAATGGCAAAATTTAAGACCGTATATAATCCTCGTACTAAGACTAAGTCTGTAGTAGCATTCACTGCTGCAGACTCCGATGAATTTGTAGCTGCTATATCTAAGAAAGAAGAAAGAGCAACAAAGCTGACTACTAAGGATAGTGATGGTACCTTTGAGTTAATGCACCAAGGTAGTACAAAGCTAAAGACTGATGCAGCTGGTGTCATTGTAAGTGGTACTGTAACAGGAACAACGTTTTCTGGATCTGGCGCAAGCCTAACTAATTTAAATGCATCGAAACTTAGTAGTGGTACAGTTCCTTCAGCTAGATTATCTTTATCGGCATCTGACATACCTAATCTAGCAACGTCTAAAATTACATCTGGTACATTTGATGCAGCTAGAATACCATCACTCAATGCATCAAAAATTACCGCTGGTACTATTGATTCTGATAGATTGCCTACTGGCACATTTGGTGGTGGAGGTGGTGGGAGTACTTCACCGGGTGGATCAAACACTCAAGTTCAGTTTAATAACAGTGGATCATTTGGCGGAGATGCTGGGCTTACGTTTAACGCAACATCAAATGATTTGACTGTCAGCGGAAAGGTAAATGCAGCAACAGTCGATCTTGGTAACTGGACAATCACTGAGTCAAGCGGAGTGTTATACTTTGCAACTGGTGGTACAAATAAAATGAAACTCGATGCATCTGGCAACCTGACCGTTGTCGGAAACGTCACAGCATATGGATCAATGTAATGCCTCTACAAACATCTGGAGCAATTGACATACAGGATATCGCAACTGAGTTTGGTGGATCGACGCCTCACGGACTCAACGAGTACTATGGTGTTGATGGATATACTGGTGTTCCATCATCTGGTGAAATAGCACTTGATGATTTTTATGGTGCCACAACTCGAAGCGCTACTGTTACTGTAAGAGAAGATACTACATTTGGAGCTGAGAGGCACGGTTATCAGGCATTGAACGGTGGAGACTTTTTATATCCAGAAGCACCAGCCGATGATTGGTATGCAGCTTTTGGTGCTATAAGTAAAACTAATCCAGGTATATCTAATAATATAACTGGATTCACAATCGCTAACTATGCTGGTACAGGCGTCTCTGGAAATCCGATTATCTTAGTGCTATCGAGTTCAAATAGTGCTGATTATGGATGGAACACTATGCACGTGAAAGCAACAGACGGTGTATCTGGTGGTTTAGGAACAGTCGATGTTTCATTTAATAGAACAGCTCGAAACTATTATGGTACACATACAAGACTTTTGAACGAAAGATCCACAACCCGGTATTATTGGAGTTTCGTACAAAGCAATCCAAGTGCAAGTGATGATTTACAAAAATTATGGACCGCAATACGATATCAGAGTAATAATACCGGATCGGCATTTATTAAATTTACATAGTAGGATTTATAATGATTTCATATAAAATTACAAAATTAGATCAAGTTAGTTCACAGATCATGATACGGTATTCTAAAGAGAATAACCCAGACTATTATGTGAGACGAGCAGTTGACGATTTTAACGATACAATAATACATGAGGTTGCAAAAGAAGGTGTAGAAGAAGCTATCTCCCACTGGGATAAATTAAGTAGCAGTAGTAATTTTGAGTTAACTACTGATACTGGTAGCCTAAAAGAAGTTGTGTACGAAACTGAGCCTACATATGACACGTCAACTCAAAAATTAGTGAAGACAAATACAGAAACAGAGACTACAATTACAGTTGGTTGGACTGTTCAAGATTTGTCAAATGATGAATTAGCTAATATGATAAGAAATAAGCGCGATGTCCTTTTAATGCAAACTGATTTCGAAATGGTATCTGATAGAAACCCTTCAACTGCAATGATTACGTATCGACAAGCTTTAAGAGATATACCAGGCCAATCAGGATTTCCGACGGATGTCACATGGCCTACAAAACCGATAGAGTAATAGTATGAAAACTGTTAGATTCTACGTTCTCTGCTGCAGAAATATGCATTCTCTTAAGAGGCATCAAAGAACAATTCCTGTTGATGAGATGACAATTGTCATTAACACACAAGATGAGGATTTTAAAGAATCAGCTATTGCCCATTGTACCGCTAATAGTATTGAATATGTAGTCACTGAGAGTAATGGAACTGCGAGCCAAGGAAAAAATTCAGTCTATGATTTATTCCGTGCCTCTAGTTATGACTATGCGGTTTTAATTGATGGAGATGACTTCATAACACCTCATGGTGTTTGGGCATATAAACAAATTGCTCAGCACAGTGATGAAATTGATGTACTAGCACTTGAATATCAATTTGGTATCTGGAGAGAAAATGGTTATGATGAACTACTGGCTATTACCAATCCCATTGTACCAGGCGTATCAGATCCATTTTTAGGTTGTAATGATAGGGCTAATCCAGAAAAAATTCATGGTCACGGAGTACGATGTTTTTTACATACCTATGACTGGTGGCAGAGAGCAATTAACGGAACTCTCATAGCCAAGAGAAATGATTGGAGCAATGACCTATCTGATACTCATAAACATTGGGCAACGCACTGCTACAAATATTTAAGTAAATGGGAAACACACCATAGACTTGTCATGTTCTCGAAGAACGCAGTCAGCGGATATAGTTATGATCCAGACTTTGTAGTCGGAGAAGATACATTACTCTATCTTGTGTATAAAGATGCACATGTCAGAGGTAACTTAAAACTGAGACACCTTTACGATAGATATCCTACCTATGTTTATGATACGCGTGTGCCGGGGGTTGTAGAAGAAAATAAAAATATAGAGAATGATCGGGGTGACGAAGTTGGTGACTATGGGTGGTATCTATGGATGAAGAAACTTGCTGAAGAGTATGATGTATATGAAGCAGCAGGTAAATTACATTTAGATACAGTTATGCCAAGGATTGAGGTTGATTTTCCTGAAGGGTATACGCCAGATGTCTTAGGTTTAGTAAATTATCCTGGAATACAGAATATTCGCTACCTCTAGATTCAAAACATATAAATAACCATAGAACCATTAAAGGATAATTCTATGGCAAACCCGAACTCAAGATCGACATTGATAGACTATTGCAAGCGCCGGTTGGGTGATCCTGTTATAGAAATCAACGTCGACGAAGACCAACTCGAAGATCGCGTTGACGAAGCTTTACAATACTATCAGGAATATCATGGTGAAGCTACGCTACGTACATACCTGAAACACCTAGTGACAGAATCTGATGTTACGAACGAGTACATCTCTCTTAATTCAAATATTACATATGTCTCAAAGCTTTTTCCACTAGCATCTAATTTTAACTCTGGTCGAAACTTTTTTGACATCAAGTATCAGATGATGCTAAACGATATGGCGTCACTAATTCATTTTGCTGGTGACCTTGCTTACTATGAGCAGATGCAACAGTATCTCTCATTACTCGACATGAAACTCAATGGCCATCCACAAGTTCAGTTTTCTCGTAAGCAGAATCGTCTGTATATCTTTGGAGACTTTGCTGATGATGATATCAAGGCTGGTGATTACATTATTGCAGAGGTTTATCAGATCATTGATCCGGATACAAGTACATCGATCTATAATGATCTATGGCTTAAAGAGTATACTACGTCTCTCATCAAACAGCAGTGGGGTCAGAACCTAATTAAGTTTGAAGGTATGCAGCTTCCAGGTGGAGTCACGCTAAATGGAAGACAAATCTACGATGATGCTACAAACGAAATTCAACAGCATCGTGAAGCCATTCGTCTCGAACACGAGATGCCACCAGGATTCTTTGTAGGTTAATATGAAAAATTTATACTTCTCTGACAAGGTCAGATCAGAACAGAACTTATACGAAGATATTGTCATCGAGTCGTTGAAAGTATACGGCCAAGATGTATATTATCTTCCACGTGATCTGGTCGGAGAAGACAGAATTTTTGGTGAGGATGTCCCATCAAGATTTAACTCATCACATAAGATTGAGATGTATATTGAGAATGTCGATGGCTTTGATGGAGAAGGTGATCTCTTTACTCGGTTTGGTGTCGAGATCCGCGATGAAGCGACATTTGTTGTATCGAGAAGAAGATGGACTCAACAAGTTGCAAGGATGGATAGCGGCGTAACAGCGGTTAGGCCATTTGAGGGTGATCTTATCTACTTACCTATGACAAATAAGTTGTTTGAGATCCGCCATGTGGAGCACGAGCAACCATTCTATCAGTTGTCAAACTTACCTGTCTTTAAACTCAGAGCTACCTTGTTCGAGTACAATGATGAAGATCTAGACACTGGAATCGCAGAGATAGATAAGATTGAAACAGACTACTCATACACTTATGTACTGACTGTTGATCACAATAGCCCACTGTCTATTAACGATCGTATCGGCTTGATTGCGACTCAAACATTCGGTAGCGGTGTTGTGATGCAGGGTGAGATCTCGAAATGGTCTGACTCAGATAATAAGGTACACCTGATTCATGCCGGTGCTGATGACGGTAAGTTCCACAACTTCGTTTCTGGTGGAACACTAAGAATCCAGGATTCAGACTTTACGATATCAGCTGTAGCCGAAGATAACAAGATAGCATCTAATGAACAAAGCTTAGACTTCAGTACTCAGTCGACTGATTTCTTAGACTTTACTGAAACTAACCCATTTGGTGATCCGGAGAATAATTAATGTTTGGGACTTACTACTATCATGAAAAAATCCGGAAGTGTGTTTCTATCTTCGGTCGCATGTTTAATAACCTCTACGTGCTACGTAAAAATTCTGCTGGGTCTGTTATTAGTCAAGTAAAGGTTCCACTGTCATACGCACCGAAACACAAATATCTAGAGAGAATAAGAGAGAACCCAGACCTAAGCGCTGATACACAAGTTGCTATTAAGCTTCCTCGTATGTCGTTTGAGATTACAAACTTTACTTATGACCTTGCGAGACAGTTAACAAAAGTAAATACGTTCAACACTTTAGGTTCTAGCACTGGGTCTAGGCAGAAGTTTTTTCCACCAGTTCCGTGGACGATTAATTTTCAGTTAAACATTTATGCGAAAAGCCAGGATGATGCATTACAGGTAGTAGAACAAATATTGCCGTTCTTTAATCCGCAGTATACACTGACAATTAAACCTTTTACACAGGAATATCCTGAGTTTAAGGAAGATATTCCAATCATTATTCAAGGTCTATCTTTTCAAGACGATTTCGAAGGGGCCATTGAATCAAGAAGAACGATAGTATACACACTTGATTTTGAAATGAAAGTAAGTTTCCATGGACCAATATCTAATAGTAGTATTATCAGACAGGTTGATGCTGTCATGCATCAGCTTGGTGTCGGATTAAACGATTCGTCAAGAGGATTAGAAACAATACGAGTAAATGTAAAAGATTCAGCTGGTATTCATGGAATGGCTGATTCTGACTTTGGATTCATAACGACAATTATAGATAGTGCATGATGAGTGATAAAGATGATAATGTAAAAAGCGATTATGATTATTCGCGTGAGACATACTACGATCTGATTGAGAAAGGTCGCGAGGGCCTCGAAGACATGATCCACGTGGCACGTGAGTCCGAGCACCCGCGGGCGTATGAAGTCCTTGCCGGCATGTTGAAGAATATCTCAGACATCAACGATAAGCTGATGGACCTTAATAAAAAGCATAAAGATATCACCCAACCAACAAAAGACAGTAAACAGATAGAACATCAGCAAAATATATTTGTAGGGTCGACTGCTGACTTACAGAGACTACTACAGAAAGAAAGTGAAGAGATCGATGTTACCCCAACAGACGAGTAGTTATCTCGGCAACCCAAACGTAAAACGTGATGGAGTTCAGCAAAAGTGGGAGCCTGAGCTTATACAGGAGTACGCGAAATGTATGAACGACCCTGTGTACTTTTGTGAAAAGTATGTTAAAGTAATCGCTCTCGATCAAGGTTTAGTGACATTCAATCTATATCCTTATCAAAGGGACATGTTCAACCACTTCCAGAACAATCGATTCAATATTGTTCTTGCATGCCGTCAGTCCGGTAAATCAATATCTGCCTGTGCTTATCTTCTGTGGTATGCGCTATTTCACTCAGAGAAAACAGTTGCGGTCATGGCAAACAAGGGTGCGACAGCACGTGAGATGCTTGGCCGTATCACGTTGATGCTCGAGAATATACCGTTCTTTCTACAGCCTGGGTGTAAGGCGCTCAACAAGGGATCGATTGAGTTTAGTAATAACTCACGGATTGTTGCTGCAGCGACATCTGGTTCTTCTATTCGTGGTATGTCAGTCAACCTCTTGTATCTCGATGAGTTTGCATTCGTCGAACGTGCAGCAGAGTTTTATACATCAACCTATCCGGTTGTGTCATCAGGTAAAGAAACAAAGATCATCGTGACATCAACCGCTAATGGTATCGGTAATGTTTTCCATAAGATATGGGAAGGCGCAGTTCAAGGAGTCAATGAATTTAACCCGTTCCGTGTGGACTGGTGGGATGTTCCAGGTCGAGATGAGGTATGGAAAGCGCAGACAATAGCAAACACTTCTCAGTTACAATTCGACCAAGAATTTGGTAATACCTTCTTCGGTACAGGTGATACACTCATCAATGCCGAAACACTGATGAGCCTCCGAGCGCATAACCCTATTCGAACCCTTGAAGCGGGAGACCTTCTCGTCTATAAAGAGACGACTAAACAACACGAATATGTTATGACAGTAGATGTATCAAAAGGAAGAGGTCAAGACTATTCTACTTTTAATTTGATCGATATTTCAGTCCGGCCTTTTGAGCAGGTCGCCGTGTATCGCAATAACACTATCTCGCCTATACTCTTCCCTAACATTATATATAAGTACGCGAAAGTCTACAATGATGCTTACATCGTCGTTGAGTCAAACGATCAGGGATCCGTCGTGTGTAATGGCTTATACCACGATCTAGAATATGAAAATCTACACGCGTCTTCATCAGTCAAAGCATCTGGTCTCGGTATTGAAATGAACCGAAAAGTCAAGAGGCTCGGCTGCTCAGCTATTAAAGATATCCTAGAAAATAATAAACTCAAGGTTGTGGACGAGCACACAATACTCGAGATATCTACGTTCGAAGCAAAAGGCACTAGCTATCAGGCAAGTGTAGGTAATCATGATGACCTGATGATGAACCTAGTTATGTTTGGCTATTTTGCTTCTACGCAATATTTCGGTGATATGACTGATATTGATCTTAAACAAATGCTGTTTGAAAAGAAAATGAAAGAGATACAAGATGATATGGTTCCTTTTGGATTTATAGATGACGGATCTGATGCCATTCGAAAAATAGAAAATGAAGATGGTCCGTGGGCTGTGGAATACGACCCAAATCTATAAATATATAAATAATAGTGAATTGAAAAACTAACAACCGTATTATGAATTCATATCATTAATAGAGGAAACAAAAATGGCACTCTTTTCACCTTCCGAATCTCCTGCGGTTGTCGTAAGGGAGATCGATCTGACTGGTGGCGTTCCAAACGTCCAGTCATCAACGGGAGCTATTGCGGGTCAGTTTAAATGGGGACCGGTCGGTGAGCGCGTAAACATCGCGAATGAAACCGAACTAGTCGAAACATTTGGTGCACCTGTAGATAGCGATTTAACACAATCGTGGATGTCGAGAGATTTTCTTTCGGCTACACAATTTTTAAGATATTCAAATAGCTTAGTAGTTGTTCGAACCGAGAACAATGGTATTGCTAGTGCGCATGCTTTAACATCGCGTGGATATAGCGCACAAAACTTTGATTCGAACAATCAAGGTTTCTTAAACCTAGCTAATCCAAAGATTCTAAACAAAGCTAACTTTGATGCAAGGCAATCTACACTTGCTGCAGCTGTGGACGGTCAAGACTTTGCAACTGTAGATTCTTCAAGCGTAACAGGCAAGTACTCTTTTGTTGCTCGAGTTCCTGGAAACGTAGGAAACAGCATCAAGGTTTCGTATGCCGGACTGTTGTCTAGTACTGACGCTATGGCTACTAGTACGGATTCTGATTACAATCTTTGGACGTATAAAGCAGAATTTGATGCTAAACCAGGTACTACTAAGTTTGCTGCTGATAAAGGAGCTAATGGCGACGAAGTTCATTACATTGTCGTCGATGAGGATGGTTTACTAACAGGAACAAAGGGAACCGTTCTAGAAAGATTTGATGGTCTTTCAATTCTGTCTGACGCAAAGAACGACGAAGGAGTCAGTATCTATGCAAAAGATGTGATTAACGAAAGATCACAATACATTTATCTTCTTAATTTTGACTCAGATCAAACTGCAATCGGCGCGGGAGCTGCTGCAGTTGATAATAAGGCTTACGGGCTTGATAGTAGTAGATCTACTGCAGGTCAATTTAAGAACGAAATATCATTGACCGATGGTCTTGACGGCGGTCCTGCTGGTACATCAGAGTTTGCAACTGCTCACGATCTGTTTGAAGATAAAGATCAAGTTGAGATTGACTTCTTAGTTGCGCCATCTCAGTTTAGCAGAACTAATTTAACAACAATCGTCAACGACCTTGTTGCAACAGCGACTGCTAGAAAGGACTGTGTAGTTGTCACATCTCCTTGTAGAGATGACCTACTCAATGAAACTTCAGATGCTACAAAGGTAACAAATACTGTTGCTACGGCAGAGACATTTACCAGATCATCATATCTGATTGTAGATAATAACTACATTAAGGTCTATGATAAGTTCAATGATCGTTATGTCGATGTTGCTGCGGCTTCAACTGTTGCAGGCATCATGGCATCCACGGACATTAATCGTGCAGCATGGTTCTCACCAGCTGGATCAAGACGTGGTCAACTTCTAGGCATTACATCTCTTAACTATAGCCCAACAAAAGCTCAAAGAGATACTCTTTATAAAGCGGGTATTAACCCAATTGCTAACATTCCTGGACAAGGTGCTCTTCTCTTTGGAGATAAGACATTCCTAGGAAGAGTATCTGCGTTTGATAGAATTAACGTAAGACGTTTATTCTTGATTTTAGAAAGAGCGATTGGTAGAGCAGCAGAACAGATTCTGTTTGAGTTCAACGATGAATTCACCAGAGCTGAGTTTGTCAACATTGTCGAACCAGTACTTCGTGAAGTACAGGGAAGACGGGGTATCACAGACTTTAGAGTCGTGTGTGACGAAACAAACAATACTGCAGCTGTCATCGATCGTAATGAGTTCAAAGCTGACATCTTCATTAAGCCAGCACGTTCAATCAACTACGTGACTCTGTCATTCGTAGCTGTGAGAACTGGTGTGGACTTCGAAGAAGTCGTAGGCACAGTGTAAGGAGATAGAAAATGGCAGTTTTAGGAGTCGATGACTTTAAAGCAAAACTAAGAGGTGGTGGCGCTCGTCCTAATTTATTCAAGGCGACGATCAACTACCCAGGGTATGCGGGAGGAGATGTAGAAGTCACAAGTTTCTTGTGCGAAACAGCTCAGCTACCCGGATCAACGTTTGGAACAATTATTGTTCCTTTCCGTGGTCGACAGTTAAAGATGGCTGGAGACAGGACATTTGCACCGTGGACAGTCACGATCATTAATGATACTGACTTTGCGGTACGTGATGGTCTTGAGCGTTGGATGAATGGTATTAATGCTCATTCAACTAACGCAGGTCTTGCATCACCGGTCTTGTACGAGGCTGATCTGTTTGTAGAGCAGCTTGATCGTAGTGGAGAGACAGTAAAGAAATACGACATTCGTGGCGCGTTTCCAACTGACCTCTCACCGATTGATGTAAGTTACACAGCGACTGATGAAATCGAAAGGTTCACATGTACCTTCGAGTTCCAGTACTTCGAAACTAACACCACAACTTAGTAATATATAAAAGGGAAGGGACCAGGACAACTGGTCCCTCTCTCATAAGGAAAGAATATGGCAGAAGCAGATAGAGGATTTCGTTTATTCGGTTTCGAAATAAAGAAGGCGGCGTCGGAGGATCCGACTAAAAAACCTTCTATTGTTCCAGCTCGTGATGATGATGGCGCGGGATATGTATCTGCTTCAGGTCTACACTATGGGCAATATCTGAATATCGACGGTGATGACTCAAAGGATAATTATCAGTTAATGATGCAGTATCGTGGGGTCGCGATGCATCCAGAAGTCGATATGGCGATTGAAGAGATTGTCAATGAGTCCATTACTATTAGCGATAATGCAATGATTGCTGATATCAACACTGATGGTATTGATATCTCTGATTCTATTAAGAAACAGATCAAAGAAGAATTCGATAACATCTACGCAATGTTAGATTTTAGTGACTACGGTCATGACATATTCCGTAGATGGTATGTTGATGGAAGATTGTTCCATCACTTGGTTGTTAATGAGTCAAATCTCAAAGCTGGTATTCAAGAGATTCGACCTATTGATGCATCAAGAATGCGTAAAGTAAAACAGATTAAAACAAAAACAGACCAAGCGACTGGTGCAAAGCTGATTGAAAAAGTAGACGAGTACTACATCTATCAGGAAAAACCAGGTGCAATGAAGACATCTGGCGTTAAACTCACAGAAGACGCAGTATCATATGTCACATCTGGCTTGTTGAACGAAGATCGTAAAAAGATCGTCTCGTATCTACACAAAGCACTGAAGCCAATCAATCAACTTCGGATGATGGAAGATGCGTTAGTCATCTATCGTCTTGCACGTGCACCCGAGAGAAGAATGTTCTATATCGACGTAGGTAACTTGCCTACCGGTAAAGCTGAGCAGTACATGAAAGATATCATGACAAGATATCGTAACAAACTTGTCTATGATGCAAAAACTGGTGAGATCCGTGATGACCGTAAACACCAAGCTCTCCTAGAAGATTTCTGGTTACCGCGTAGAGAAGGTGGTCGTGGAACAGAGGTATCATCTCTGCCAGGTGGTCAGAACTTAGGTGAGATCGAAGACATCGTGTACTTCCAGAAGAAAATGTACAGAGCACTCAATGTGCCGATCAACAGGCTTGAGCAAGAAGCACAGTTCTCTCTTGGTAGATCATCAGAGATTACTCGAGATGAGTTAAAGTTTCAGAAATTTATTGATCGACTGCGTAGAAGATTCTCACACCTATTCATGGGTATCCTAAAGAAGCAATTGATTCTCAAAGGTATTATTACAGAAGAAGATTGGAATAACTGGAAGTCTGATCTTGTTGTAACCTACGCAATGGATAATCATTTCTCTGAATTAAAAGATGCAGAGATACTAAGAGAAAAGCTACAATCACTTGATCAGGTGCAAAACTACGTCGGTGAATATTTCTCAAAAGAGTGGGTCATGAAGAATATCCTGCATTTCAGTGATGAAGATATCGATAATATGCAGAAAGAAATTAACGGTGAAGGTGGCCAAGAAGAGGAGCCACAAGAAGAATCATATGACTATATTGAATACCAAGATGAAGATGAACCAGCTCAGTTAGAAATAGAGGAAACTATAGACCACAGTCTGAAAGAAAAAGAATTAGAAGTGTTGTCTAGTATCGCTACTGTACTGAAGAGTTAAGATGAAGAATATTATCAATGAGGCTCTTCTGGCTCTTGCAATCAAGAACCTGAAAGAAGACATTGCAGAGATAAAATCTCACCCACCGAAGAGAGGCAGACAAGGACCTCAAGGTGATCGTGGTGATATTGGCCCTATTGGTCTTACTGGAGAGCAAGGGCCACAGGGTGAGCGCGGTGAACAAGGTCTTATAGGTGAACAAGGCCCCCAAGGATTACAAGGTCCTGCTGGTCCTATCGGAGAGCAAGGACCTCAAGGTATTCAGGGTGAGCAAGGTCTCATCGGTGAGCAGGGACTTATAGGTCCAGCTGGTCCAAAAGGGGAAAAAGGAGATAGAGGTGATACCGGTCTTCAAGGGCCACAAGGCCCGTCCGGATTATCTGGACAGCAGGGAATACCAGGCCTTCGTGGAGAGAAAGGTGAGACTGGAGAACGGGGGGCCATTGGTCCTCAAGGACCCAGAGGATTACAAGGTGATCGAGGTGTCAAAGGTGACCAAGGAATCCAAGGAGAACGTGGACTTCAAGGATTAGTTGGGCCAAAAGGAGATCGTGGAGACAAAGGCGAGAAAGGTGATACTGGACCTCAGGGACTACAAGGGCCTGAAGGACCAGCTGGAAAGGATTTAACTCTTGAGGATGCAAAACCTTTATTAGATAGGTATCAGGGAGACTATCAAAGGTTTGTATCAAATGTAAATAAATCATTAGCCTCACTCGGTGGTGGTGGTCTCGGTGAAAGAGATGTCCTTGATCTTATTACATCTACAGTTGACTCTGCTTATGTTTCTCTTCGTGAGGCCGATACTGGTGGAGGTGGAACGGGTACAACAGATTCTGCTTACCTTTCCGCACTACAACAAAGTTTAGTCCCAGCCGTAGACTCAGTCTATAGTTTAGGTTCACCGACTAAAAAATGGAAAGACTTATACCTATCTAATAGCAGTTTATTTTTAGGTGAAATTTCTGTTAATGCTACTAGCGGCGGTATTCTTGTAACAGATGCTGAAGGTAGCCGGCAAGAGATAAGTGGTTCAACACTAAATAGAACTTTATCTACCGAGATACCGGGCACAACAAACTTTGACCTAAGAAAAACACAAGGCGATAGCGCAGGTGTGTTTACTGAAACAGGTCTTGGAGATAAAGATTTAGGACCTTTTGGCGAAGAACAAAGGACATTTTACGACTGTTTAAAACCAGATGCGGCTGTTGCCAGTTTAGATTTAGGTTCATTATAATGGTTATAAATAGTACAAGTATTTTAAAGGTTAGAAGCGATGCCAACTACTTTACAATTTAGACGAGGTACTGCTACCCAGAACGATGCGTTTACCGGATCTGTGGGTGAGTTGACAATCGATACTACTAATAAGACGGTACGCGTTCATGACGGAGCAACTGCTGGTGGTACTCGTATTGCAACCTATGCTGAAGCTCAGTCAGGTGGTAGCGGCGGAAGTGGCCTAGACTCAGCTGCAGTACTAGCTCTTATTAGTGCTGGATATATTCAAACTAATCAGATAAAGTACACAACCGTTGATTTCCCAGATTCTGCTGGTGTAAGTGCAATTATCACGGCCGATGTCGATGCTTCGTTTATTGCAGCCCTTGGTACATCAGCGATACCAAACTTACCTACTTCTAAAATCACATCGGGCACATTTGCTGATGCTAGAATTGCTGCTAGTAATGTAACACAACATCAAGCAAGCTTGAGCATTACTGAGAGTCAGATCAGTGATCTCGGTAGTTATATTACTGCGAGTTCTACCGATACTTTAACTAACAAATCAATTAGCGCAGGCCAAATTAATTCAGGAACACTTGATTCAGCAAGGATACCAGTATTAGCTGCTACTGATATTGCATCAGGCACAATCGATTCAGCTAGAATTCCAGGGCTGAGTGCTTCTGATATCGTTACCGGTACTATTGATTCGGCCAGATTGCCTGTAGGGACATTTACTACCGGTGGTGGAGGATCAAGTGACATTGATTCTGCGCAAGTTAGTTCTATTATTACAGCTGATGTCGATGCTGCATTCGTTGCTGCATTAGGAACTAGTGCTATACCGAATCTTGCGACATCGAAGATTACTTCTGGAATCTTTGATTCAGCCAGAATACCGGTGTTATCAGCTAGTGACATTACATCAGGCACAATCGATTCAGCCAGACTGCCTGCAGGTACATTTGGTGGAGGGTCAGGCGGCTCTCCTGGCCAGAGTGGAGGGTCAGGCGGAAGTGGTGGTATTGATTCCGCAGCAGTCATCGGATTAGTTGACTCAGCCTATGTACAAGCTCGACAAGCTTCTGGCTCTGGGACTGATCCGATTTTTAAAACGATCTCGGTAGCTGGTCAAAGTGATGTAGTAGCAGACACAACAGCAGATACATTAACACTTGTCGGTAGTGGTGTTGCTATTACAACAAATGCTGGTACAGATACTATTACATTCACAGCATCAATACCGGTGGTTGACACAGACTTTGTTGACTCTGCTCGTGTTAGTTCTATTATCACCGCAGACGTTGATGCGTCATTCATTAACGCATTAACGATTGATGCTGATACTCTTGGTGGCCAGAATAGCGCTTATCATTTAAACTATAATAATTTCAGCAATACACCTACAATACCATCACTTGGAAATAGCTTTATTGATTCAGCTGAGGCCATTAAGTTAATTACCGCAAATGCAATTGACTCAAGTGTTGCTCTTCAATTATTGCTAGACTCAATTGAAACTATAGCGTTAATAGACTCAGCTCATGTTAGACTAAGACAAGATTTTGCCTACGCGTCATTGACTGGTGCGCCAACAATACCTGCTGTCGACACAGATTTTGTTGATTCAGCTAGGGTAAGTTCGATTATCACCGCAGATGTTGATGCATCATTTATTAACGCATTAACAATTGATGCTGATACTCTGGGTGGTCAAAATAGTGCCTATCATTTAAATTACAACAACTTTACAAATACACCAACAATTCCAGCAATTGACACTAACTTTGTTGACTCAGCTCGTGTTAGTTCCATAATTACTGCTGACGTAGACGCTGCTTTTGTTGCAGCTCTTGGTACGTCAGCGATACCTAATTTACCTACGAGTAAAATTACATCAGGCACATTTGACTCGGCAAGAATACCTGATCTAGCTGCAGCAGACATTACGTCTGGTACTATAGACTCAGCACGCATTCCTGCGTTAGCCGCTGGCGACATTACATCCGGCACAATTGATTCAGCTAGAATACCACCAACCGATAACGCTAATAAATTAAGTGGACAGGCTGGATCATATTATCTTGATTACACTAATTTTAGCAACACACCTACTATACCGACTCTTGGAACAGACTTTGTTGATTCCGCAGAAACTAACACATTAATTGATGCACGAGTCACAAATACGTTTTTAAGAGGTCTAATTGATGACTCGGTGTTAACAGTTGATGGCAATGGATCAACTGGTGGTGTTACTGTACAAGATGGCGGAATCACAATCAGGACAGGTACTGGTAGTGTCGCGTACGCAGACTTCTATTGTGAAGTTTCCAATGCACATAGAACAAGATTAAAGTCTGCTGCACATAGTGATTATTCTGGAAATGTAGATATTACATTACCAACTACAACCGGGACACTAGCACTTACATCTCAACTACCAGTTATTGATACAGACTTTGTAGATTCTGTACGAGTTAGTAGTATCATCACAGCTGATGTTGATGCAGCTTTCGTAGCAGCGCTTGGCACATCGGCAATACCAAATTTACCTACTTCTAAAATTACATCAGGAACATTTGATTCCGCTAGAATCCCGGTGTTATCAGCTAGTGACATTGTAACAGGTACAATTGATTCTGATAGATTACCTACTGGTACATTTGGTGGTGGCGGTGGTGGATCGTCGCTTACGGTACAAGAAGAAGGTAGTTCGCTTTCTACTGCTGCGACTACACTTAACTTTGTGGGTTCAGGAGTAACTGCATCAGGTACTGGTGCAACTAAAACAATTACTGTTACTGCTGGCGGTTTAGATTCTGCAGACGTTAGAAATATAATTCAAGGAGACGCTGGATTAACACAATTTGCATACACCGTTACTTCAGCTAATACAACATCATTTAGCGGAAATGATAACAATGGAAACTCATTAAGCTATAACGCTAACACTGTTGCCGTATTCTTAAACGGTGTCTTGTTGGTAGATAGTGATGATTATTCAGCAACAAATGGTACATCAGTAACTCTTGTGACCGGTGCGGATTCAGATGACGTTCTAACAGTATTCAATATTCCTGGTGGTAAAGGTTTAGACTCAGGACAAGTCAGTGGGCTTGTTGACTCTGCTTATGTCCAAGCGAGACAAGAGAGCGGAGTAACTACCGGTAAAGCAATCGCCATGGCAATCGTATTTGGAGGATAACAAATGGCAGCACCTAATATAGTTAATGTAGCTACGATTACAGGAAAAACTACAGGGACAGCTATTACTACTAGTGGTAATAATGTAGCTTCTAATTCCAGTAGTAGTGGCAAGGTCTTTAAAGTAAATGCTCTTTATGTCTCAAATATCGACGGAACAAACGATGCAAATATTGATGTCGATGTTGTTATTTCTGGAACTGCGTATTCTATCGCTTCTACTGTTGGAGTGCCGGCAGACGCGACACTCGACGTTTTAAGTAAACCGATTTACTTAGAAGAAAATCAATCGCTAAAGCTTACCGCGAGCGCAAACGGAGATATTGAAGCAGTTTGTTCTTATGAGGAGATAAGCTGATGTATCGCGGCAATGGTCGTAAATTAGGAGTTGTAAATACTGTTACCTCGTCGTCTGCTCCCGGAATTTTCTCACTTCGTGATGTTGAATTGGCCGAGCGAGGGAACGGATTTCCAAATTTTGTGGAATCATTGCCTGCTTTTGACATGGTCCTTATAGGAGGAGGAGGCGGCGGTGGTGGCTATCGCGGAGGCGGTGGTGGCGGCGGAGGAGTCGTTCAGGTTACAAACCATTCGGGGGCGGCTGGTGAAACTTATACGATCACTGTTGGCGCCGGTGGTGCAGGAACACCAGGCGTATCGTATACTGTCGCTTCAAATGGCGGGAATACTTACGTCACCAAAAGTTCTGATAGTACGAATTTAGGAGGCATTGCTTACGGTGGCGGGGGAGGCGGATCTAAGACGGATGGTGCTGACGGTGCTTCTGGTGGTGGCGCTTCACATTACCCCAGTGCTTACGCTGCAGGGTCTGCAGTTCATGGCAATCAAGGTAATGACGGTGGGGCCGTGTACGGGTCCGGCGGCTCAGATGGAGTTGGCGGCGGTGGAGGTGGAGGAACTTATAGTGCGGTGAACTCTACCAACGATGGAGGTGATGGTGTTAATTTATCCTCATTATTTGGAACGGGTATTGGTGATAGCGGATACTTTGCAGGCGGAGGAGGAGGATCTTCGGATACCAATAACATTAACGCTGCAGGGGTAGGGGGTGCTGGCGGTGGTGGTCGCGGAGGATACTATCCGACTGGGCCGGTTGACGGTACGGCGAACACCGGTGGTGGCGGTGGAGGTGGTTGGTACCAGACGGGCACGGGGAATCGCGGTGGAAATGGTGGGTCTGGGGCTGTCATTTTTAGATTCAACAATACTAGTCTTAGTGAACTAACACTAACTGGATCATATAGTACAAGCACTTACGGGACTTACACTGTAGTTCTTTTCACTGGATCAGGGACGCTTTCATAATGGCTCACTTTGCAAAGATAGCATCTGACGGATTCGTAATTGATGTCATACCATTAGCTAACGAAATAATTACAAAAGATGGCGTTGAAAATGAAGATTTGGGTAAACAGTATCTTGCTAAGTCACTTGGCGGAGATTGGGTACAGACTAGTTATAACGGCACTTTTAGGAAAAATTTTGCGAGTCGTGGCTATATGTACAATGCCGAGCTCGATGCTTTTATTCCGCGGAAGCCTTTTAGATCGTGGGTGCTTAACGAAACCACTTGTCAATGGGAAGCTCCGTCACCAGCCCCCACATTTGATCCAGCTACACAAGCTATATACTGGGACGAAGATAACTTGCGGTGGGTGATTGAGTAATGTCCGCTTTACATTAAATATTACATAGGAGTAAATTATGAGTGAAGAAACAGAAGTTGCAACAAATCCAATCGAGGATTTGATTCAAGCAACACTAGATCAAAATTATACAGCGGCGACTGAGATCTTTAATGATCAGATTGGTCTTAAGATGCAGTCTGCATTAGAGCAAGAGAAGATGGGTATTGCATCTCGGATCTATGCTGGTCATAGTGCTGAAGGTGGACCAGAAGATGATGATTATGTCGTGCCTGAGGACGAAGAACTTGATCTTGATATCGATGACGAAGATCTAGAAGTCGATGAAGATGAAGAGGTCGACTTGGATGATGAAGAATACGACGAAGATGATGAAGTGGAAAACTAAAATCATATAAATAATTAAGTACGGAAAGTAATATGAAACTATTTACTGAGCTAAGAAAAAGAATGCCACCTGGAGAACATGTCCGGGATTTTAAAGTAGGCAAGATATCGGTAATGATTCATAAAGATAAGGGCAAGTTTATCGCCTATGTCGATGGTGATAGACTTGATGCTTATAGAACACAAAAAGAGGCGGAGAAAGCTGCCGCCCAATTTGTAAAACAGTTTGGAAAAATGTAATGAAACTGATCGCAGAATATACCGACCAAGACATCGAATGTATCGTCGAAGCGAAAGACGGTAAGAAGAGTTATGCTATTGAAGGTATTTTTGCTTCAGCAGAGCAAAAGAACCGGAACGGCAGAATCTATCCAAAAGAAGTCATGGAGTCTGCGGTTAACAAATATATTGACGAACAAGTTTCAAAAGGTAGAGCTGTTGGTGAACTCAATCATCCTGAGGGACCAACGATCAACCTAGATAAAGTTTCTCACAAGATCGATTCTCTTAATTGGAAGGGGAACGATGTTGTTGGAAAAGCGACAATACTGGCAACTCCTATGGGTAAGATCGTTGAAGGTCTTCTCGATGGCGGGGTTAGGGTTGGCGTTTCAACTCGTGGTATGGGAAGTCTGCAAAGAGGTGGCGATGCCATGATGGTCGGTAAAGACTTCATGCTCAACGCTGTCGATATCGTTCAAGATCCATCTGCACCAAATGCTTTTGTTAATGGAGTTATGGAAGGTGTTGATTGGGTTTGGAATAACGGTATCATCGAAGCAAGACGTATTGAACAAATGGAGACTGAAATTAAGAAAGCTCCACGAAAAGATCTCTATGAGGTACAGATTCGTGAGTTTAAAAATTTCCTCTCGTTACTCAAATCAAAATAATAGGAGTCAATTATGACTGATCAATATACTGAAGATCAAGAAATTGAGCTCCACGATGACGTTGAGAACGAAGACGAAATCGTGGAAGCAGCTCACGGTCATGATCCGAAGAATGCTGAAGCACAGTCAGTAGCCTCTGTAGATAAAGCTGGTGATGCAACTGGAAGCGCTCCAAAGCGTAAAGGTGACAACACTAAACAAGATCCAATGCCTAAGACTAAGGCTGGCATGATTAATGCTATGTTTACTAAGATGAACGGTATGCCTAAGTCAGAAATGGCTAAACTTTATGCATCGTATCACGGTGGCATGAGTGAGTCATTCGAGGATCAATCTGCAGAAGAAGCTGAACTTCAGTATCAGCCAGACTTTTCCGACGACCTAAATGCTCTGATCAATGACGAAGCCACTTTGTCAGAAGAGTTCAGAACTAAGGCCGGAACAATCTTCGAAGCAGCTATCAAGCATAAGCTGTCTGAGGAGATCGATCGTCTTGAGGCAAAGTATGAGGAAGAGCTCTCAGAAGAGCTTGAGTCTACAAAAGCTGACATGGTCGAAAAAGTCGATTCATACCTCAACTACGTAGTTGAACAGTGGATGGAAGACAATCAAGTCGCTATCCAGTCAGGCTTACGTGCCGAGATTGCAGAAGACTTCATGACAGGACTGAAAGGCCTGTTCGAAGAAAGCTACATCGACGTACCAGAGTCTAAGGTCGACCTAGTTGATGACTTGGCAGATACCGTTGAAGAGTTGGAAGACAGACTCAACGATACAACTGCACAAGCTATTACTATGGCTGAAGAACTTGAGCATTATAAGCGGGATGCAATCATTCGTGAATCTGCGCGTGGTCTTGCTGAGACTCAAGTTGAGAAGCTAAAATCACTCGTCGAAGATATTGACTTTGAAGACGAAGAAACTTTCGCTGCGAAAGTAGAGACCGTCAAAGAGTCATACTTCAATAAAGAAGTCAAAGAGTCAGCTGAAGCTGAGTTCCAGGATGAGCAAGGCGGAGATTCTCCAGTCCAAGCTTCTGGTTCAATGGCATCATATCTTTCAGCTCTCGAAAAGACAGCAAAATAAAAATAGGAGTTCCTAGAAATGATGGAATCATACGATCGTTTGATCGAAAAGTGGTCACCGGTTCTCGACAACGAGACAGCTGGATCGATCACAGATAGCCACCGTAAAGCTGTAACAGCTGCGGTATTAGAAAACCAAGAGCGTGCGTTCAATGAGGAAGCTGCACAACAGCAACACCTCACGGAGACACCTTCTAACGCAACAGGCAATGCTGCTAACTGGAACCCAGTATTGATTGCACTCGTTCGTCGTGCTATGCCTAACCTCATGGCTTATGACGTTTGTGGTGTTCAGCCAATGACTGGTCCTACTGGCCTCATCTTTGCTATGAAGTCTCGTTATCAGACTTCTACTGGTGGTGCTGCGCGTGGCGGTTCAAGAACTGAAGATACAGAAGCTCTGTTCGACGAAGCACTGGTTCAGTACTCTGGAGACTCAGGCACAGGTCAAGGTTCAGCTGGTCCTTCTGGCTTAACTGGTGTTTCTGATACAGACAATGACTCTTCATTGCTTGACTCAGAATCAACTTATGTACCTGGTGGATTGGGTACGCCTCCTGCAAGTGCCGGTATGTCGACAGCTACTGCTGAAGCTCTCGGATCTGGTGGTTCTTCTCAAGCATTTGCTGAGATGGGCTTCACGATTGAGAAAGCTACAGTAACAGCTCGCTCGCGTGCTTTGAAGGCAGAATACAGCTTAGAATTGGCTCAAGACTTGAAAGCGATTCATGGTCTTGACGCTGAGACAGAGCTTGCAAACATTCTGTCTACAGAGATTCTTGCTGAGATCAACCGTGAAGTTATTCGTACGATTAACTCACAGGCTAAGTTCGGTGCTCGTCAAGACGGTATTGATACCAAGGGTATCTTTAACTTGTCACTCGACGCTGATGGCCGTTGGTCAGTTGAGAAGTTCAAGGGTCTGATTGTGCAGATCGAAAGAGAAGCTAACACAATCGCTAAAGAGACTCGTAGAGGTAAGGGTAACTTCATCATCTGTTCATCAGACGTTGCAAGTGCACTCGCTGCTTCTGGCATGCTCGACTACTCACCAGCTATGTCAACTAACTTGAACGTTGACGACACTGGTAACACATTCGCTGGTGTTCTGAATGGACGTACACGTGTGTACATTGATCCGTTCTCAACTACAGACTATGTCACAGTTGGTTATAAGGGTACTAACCCGTATGACTCTGGTCTGTTCTACTGCCCATACGTTCCATTAACAATGGTACGTGCGGTTGGAGAAGATACATTCCAGCCTAAGATCGGCTTCAAGACTCGTTACGGTATGGCTTCAAACCCATTCGTCGGGACTACTCCAGCCGACGGTCTTGCTGCAGTCAAGACTAACCAATACTATCGCATTTTCAGAGTGGATAACATCCTCGCGTAAGTCTGATAGATACCATTATAATAATAATGTTTCTCCTTTGATAATTGAGGGCTTCTTCGGAAGCCCTTCTTTTTTGTAT